CTGCCCGCAAGAGTCACCTTGCGACCACCAACATTTGCGAATGCCGAACCGAGGATGGTCGAAGAGTCGTGCTTTGTGTTCCACAAATTGAGTCTGAGCCTTCCGTAGAAATCATTAGCAATGGTAGAATCAAAATCGATGTTGCGCACAGACACTCTTGCGCAGCCTTCGCCAGCTCCGGCATACACGCTGTATTCCATGTTGTAGATGCATCCGCCATCCAGCTCCGCGAACCACAGGCGTTCGTTCGTGTCATTGCAGCTGATGTAGAACCCATAGGACCCGGTTCCGACACCCCACCACTCTTTCACCTTGATCTTGACCGGCGGACTGCCGTTGCCGACCGTGTTGAGGAATGTGACGCTGTTGTAGCAGAAGTATGATGAGAAATTATTGAAGTTCACCCATGTCAGATCGCCAGCATATCGATAGCCGTGATAGCAGCTGTGGGCCTCACAATCATCAAGCAGCGTCCCGCGCACACTGCGGACGGCGAACCCTGCTGTGGTGCTGTTCTCAGCATAACACGCAGACAGCGATCTCCAGATGATGCCGTGAGCGCCTGCGGCCACAACAACTGAGGACGCGCGCACATCGCGGCGCATGAAGGTGCGCCACGTTTTGGTGCTCATGTCTGTTCGATTCCAACCTCCCTCGATCGTGATTGGGTTTGCGTTGGTATCACCAGTCGGAGCTGTACTGTAGGTGAGTTGAGTGCTGATGGCGATAGGCTGGATCACATAGGCAGCAGTCGTTTCTGACGCCAATCGGTATTTGGGCGAGCGTGGTGTTGAAGAACTTTCGTCCGAAGCCGAGCTGAATCCGACGGTCGTTTCATTGACTACACTGATCGGCAAGAATGGCTCGTCGCTCGTTGGTGATGTGTTGTTCTTGCCGATCAATGAGAACAACGTCAACTCATCGGCCGCGCCAGGTGCCTTGGACGTGAAGATGTTGTCGAGGTTGATTGTGCGCGTGCCAGGGTCCGACATCGCATACACAGCCACCGACTGAATCGATGCGCCGAGCGCACCACCAGTGTCGACGACAACGCGTATCCATGTGAAGCCTGGGTTGGCCGGGAGCGCGATCGTGTTGACTGCAGTGACCCCTGCGGCATCACTGCACAGCCTGACTTCGAACTGCCCTGCCGTGACGCTTCCGTTGGAGTAGAACCACAGGCAGATCTGGCGGAATGCGCTGAAGTCCTGTGCGCTGCCCAGTGCCTTGTAGGCAACCAAGCCTGTGGTGAATGCGCTAGCTATCGCCAGCTGGACGCTGTTCGAACCTTGCCGTCGAGGTGTGGTCGGATGAGTGCCCGTGACGTTTGCCGAAGCCACCCAACCAGACTCGCACAGATCGACGTTCTTGGTTACGGCAGCACTCAGCGTCATCGCATTGCTGCCTTGGGTCCATGTGCCATTGACTCCGAGCGCTGTCGGCAGCGGACTCGCCATCACGCGCACCGCGTCGCCTGCTGCCCAGCCTGCTGCGGCGATGGACTGAAGTGTCTTCTTGCGTGTGGCGAACGACGTTCCTGCGTTGGCGTCGTTGCCGCCTTCTTGGTCAAGATACCAGGTCGGCATAATCTTTCGTCCTCATCAGGTGACCGTCAGGTCGTCAAAGTAGATTGCTTTGCGCGTTGCGCTGTTGCTGACGTACAGAGCCTCCATGAAAACAGTCACGACGACCTCTTCTGTTGGAGTGAAGGTGATGCTCAATTGCTCCCAGCTTGCTGTGGTCGTGAGCTCATCGACGACGTCGCTCGGGACGCCATCATACCAAGTGCCCTTCACGCGGATGCGCCCTATCCCCTCAGCATTGGCCGTGTAAGCCCAGACCTTGATCGTGCGAGGCTCATTGGCCGGGCAAGCGATTTGCGCCATCGGAACCGAAGACATGTCATAGTCGATGGCGCTCGAATCAACGCTCATCTCCCATGAGTAGTCACTCGCGGTGCGACGCTGTGCCGTCGATCTGCGCACCACGGCACCACCGCTGCGGCCATTGAAGTACAAGCTCGGCACGACCGATGCCGCGCCAGCGTCGGTCAGCTGGTTTCCGTGAACCAGCCCGAGGTTTGCTCCGAGAGAGGTCGTCAATGGAAGGCTCAGATCATCATGAGTCGTCTTCCAGAGATACAGCTCACCGAAGAAGTCGATGTCGTCTGTGTTGTTGCTAAACACAGCATCTCGAAACGTCACTCGTGCCCAACCAGCGCCAGCTGTGCTCGACACGCCAGCACCAAAGTTGTAGATGTTGTTGCCGATGAGTACAAATTCGCAATAACGCTCATTTGACGAGTTGTTTCCCAAAAACAGAGCATCGCTGTCCGCAGCACCGGATCCCCACAACTGATCAAACGTCCATTCGTCTCCATAGAAGTCGATGATGCCAGCTGTTTCTATGGCATATTTGCTGTGGTAAGAATTCACATTTCGGAAAGTTCCTGTTTGAGAGGGCTGCCGGAAATAGAACGAGGTGAGACATCCAGTCGCATCACAGTCTGAAACATTGCAGAAGTTGTTCTGGTTGTTGTAGATCAAATAACCGCCACCAACCTCACCTGCGAATGACCTGATGTCGATGGTCGCTCTTGCGAACATGTTTATCGCGACCTGGCCGTTTCTGTTTTGTCTGCGCATATAGGTCTTGTCGACCTTTGTGCTCATGTCAGTCCTGTTCCAGCCACCCTCAACGATTCCGTTCGCACCACTGCCCGATGGGTTGTTGTTGATGTCTTCTTGCGCCGCGAGCTCTATCGGCTGGCGGACATACGCTGGAGTGGTCACGGTCGCAAGTCGATAGCGCGCAGTTGATGGTGTGCTTGCGTTCTGGTCTGCACCGCCATTGAGTGTGATGGTGGTGCCGTCCACAGAGCCGATCGACAACCATGGTGCTGCCGGCGAATCGTCGTTGGTGCTGATGAGCGAGGCCAGCGTCAGTTCATCGGCCGCGCCAGGTGCCTTGGATGTGAAGATGTTGTCGACATACAGCAAGCCGGTCCCCGGATCTGATGCTGCGTAGATCGCCACCGACTGAATCGATGCGCCAAGTGCGCCACCGGTATCGACGACGACCTTCTGCCATTGGTTTGCGATCAGCTGCGGCAAGTTGATCGTGTTCACTGCAGTCACGCCCAATGCATCGCTGCACAACCTCAGCGTGAAGAAGCTCGCTGCGCGTGCTGTGTCGCTGCGCAGCCAGAGGCAGATCTGCTGGAAGGAGCTGAAGTCCTGCGCACTGCCGAGGGCCTTGTACGCCATCAGGCCAGTTGTGAATGCGCCAACAGGTGTGAGGCGCACGCAGTTGGTGCCTTGGCGAAAGAGCGTGCTGATGTGAGCGACGGTGATGTTGGCCGCAGCAGTCCAACCAGACTCGCAGTTGTCGACCGTCTTGGTGACTGCCGCGCTCAGGGTGATGATGTTGCTGTCCTTGGTCCAGGTGCCGTTGACGCCGAGCGAGGTCGGAGCAGGGCTGGCCATCACTCGGACAGTGTCACCCTTGGCCCACGTTGTGGTTGCGCTGCTCAGCGTCTTCTTGCGCAGAGCGAAGGTTGTGCCGTTGTTGGCGTCGTTGCCGCCCTCAAAGTCAACGTAGTAGGTGGCCATGATCAGAACCTCAGCGTGTCGCCACCAGTGTGATGGCTGGATCGGCAAGCGTTGCGTCGGGGCTTGCTGGTGCCTCGATGCTCAAGACGTCGCCAGCGACCAGCGTCTTGCTCGTCCCGCTGGTGGTTGCGAATGTTGGCGTCACCGTGCCCGCAGCAATCGTGCACGTGCCGATGCTTGAGCCGTTCTGCTTGATGGTGAACACGGTCGATGCCGTTGCGTTCACGGTGGCTGTGAATTGAGAGCCGGCGAAGTCTGCCGCAAACGTCAACGTGCGCGCGACCTTGACCCGATACAGCAGCGCAGACGCTGTCGGCACGCCAGGGTAGTAGGCTGCGATGTCGACTGGGAACGACGCTGTGCGAGCGCCGAGTTCTTGCAGCGCAGACTCGACGTTGTCCGGTGAGCCGAAGTAGCCGCCAGGGTCCGAGATGCTTACATTGCTTGCACTGGTGGTTGCTGTCGTCGTGCGATCGAAGATGCCGCCGGAGCTGAAGCGCTCGTCATAGAACGACAGTGCGCCACTGGCGAACACAGCACGCGCCACGCGGCCATAGGTCGCCGTGTTGTTCCAGTTGGTGGTGCTCGTCGACACCGACACAACTCGCGTGGTGCGATGGGCGACGATGTAGTTGGTGGTGTTGTTGGTGCACGTGACGCTGGTATCGGCGACGGTGTTTTGGTCGAATGTTCCGCCATTGATGCCGACAACCAGGCCTGTGTCGCCAGCCTGTCGATGGGAGTACAAGAAGCCCTGGCCCAGCGACTCCATGTTCTCGTTGATGGGCACCTCCGGATAGGTCTGCCCTTCGATGACTTGTTGATAGCTCATTTGGTGTCCTCCAGCGGATAGCCGCGTCCGACGACGGCCGACATTTGATAGACCTTGATGGTTGCGGCAGACCCAAGAGTGTGGCCATCAGCAGTTTGCATTGCTGTGGTGTAAGTCCAGGTCGGATCAGTCACTGTGGTCGTGCGCACGAATGTTGGTGATGCCGATGAAGAGTACACCTCGACAGTGTACTGCTCGACAGCCTCGCTCTCCGGCACGTTGATGCCCAGGCCTCCGGTGAAGCGAGTTTGCCAGCGGCTGCGGCGCTTCCATGTGTAGACAATGTCGCTGTTGGTGGTGTTCCGCTCTGCCCTCAAGTCTACCGGAGCCCATGGCTTCAGACGCACACCATTGATCGTTGCGAGCTGATAAGCTGCGTCTGCGATCTGTTGCCGCACGGTGACGGGCTTGTAGCGCAACTCAACACCAAGCTGGCCGTTGTCGATCTCGATGTTGCGGATGGTTGCCGGATCGAGGACAACGAAGTCGTTGCCAATTGCATGGCCACTGATGGCGTGCTCGGTGCCGCGCCTGCCTCGCAGCAGGCCAGTGAGCGTATAGGTGCCGTCACCATTGTTTGTCACGGTGCGGTACTGGATGATTTCCCACGTGGCGCCGGAGCGCACTGCTGCTGCATTTGCATCACTGTTGAGGAGTGCTGCGCGCGTGCTGCTCGATGGGACGCCATTGCGCATCGCCACTGTGAGTGTGTTCACCTCGTCAAAGACAGCCCCACCATCGAAGTCGCCCAGAGCGTTGGCTGCTGTTCCGTAGGTGGTGCCGGGTCTTGGCATCACAGCTTCGCTGGCCCAGTTGGCGCCACTGTCGACGCTAGAGTACGCCACCGCACCACGCCAGCTGGTCGGAGAGCCGATCGGATAGACAGCCGCATAGGCCGCAACGCTGTCGTCTGCGGTGCGCAACAGTGCAGAGTCAACGATCACCATGCCGCTGCTCACCACGAAATCAACCGTCTGACCTGGGAAGCTGCCCTGTGCGCCAGAGGCTGTTTGCGTGTAGACGTCTGGATCGTCAGCAATGGCCTCGAAACTGATGGTGAACAACTCGGTGTTGCGCCCGACGATGCGGTAGCGTCGGCCGTCCACCGTGACAACGTCGCCATAGGTCAGGCGCATGGCTGGCGTGCCGGTCCTGAAGCTCACCGCGATGCGCGATACCCACCGATCGAACATGAGCGCATCGGCAGCTTGCTTGGCTTCATCCGCACTCAACACGACGTCAACGGCCACCTGCTCATCCTGCCCAGCCGGCACCGTCCAGCGCTCGGCCTGCTGCGCCCCGGGCTGGTGGTCCGTGTACGGGTCCGGGGCTGTGAGCGTAAGCCTCTGCGGCAAGCTGCTTTCCTGGGCCCTGGAGCTCTTCAGCGGGAGGTCCTGGGGGGACTCTACTACGAGGTCCTCCAAAGCGTACGTAGCGGAGCTAGCGCGGCCACGCTTTTTGAACACGAGCTGGTCGTCTTGTTCGCAGCCATCAAAGTGGAAGACCGCACCCAGCTGCTCGATGGCCTGCCGCAACGGGCCGAGGCGCATCACGCGGAACCCGCGCAGGATGTCGGTCAGTTCGCTGACGTCGTAGTCGGCGATCGAGTAGCCAGACTCGCGGCACATGGAAGCGACTGCCGCGCCAACGGTCGTGGCGAAGAGCTTGACCTCGTACAGTCTGCCGGATGTTGCGTCCTGAGCACCCGCCACGAGAATGCTGTTCGGGTTGTTGCTGCTCACCCTGATGTCGTGCTTGACTGTGTCGACATCATAGGGGATGTCAATCGCCACTTCGCGCTCGAACGTCTCGGCATTGAACGCACACAAATCAAAGCTGAGTATGACGATGACATCGAGCTCAGCATGGTACACGCACGGGTAGCTGCCTGCTGCCATCGCATCATAATCGAGCTGGCCCTGATACACGATCGTGGGTGATGCCTCATCATTCACTGTCCAGACGCTGCCAGCTTCTCCGATGACGACGTAGCGTTTGCGCTTCGAATCATAGCAGCCGGTCGTGGCAATGTCTGCTGTGTCCTCAGCAGCGAGAATGGTGCCCTGACCAACGTAGGTGATTACGGGCAACCCATCGCCATCATACTGGACTTGCTCTGTGCCTTTGTTCTGGAGGGCTGCGAACCAGTACAGGCCGGTGGCGATGAAGAAGAACTCACCACCATAGATCACCGACTCACCGAACCAATCATAGCCATCAACTGGTTCATTTACCAGGTTGCCGTCCAGATCGAACTGCTGGAACTGTTGGCCGGAGAACTGAGAGGTTGCGATCGTGTTGACGGCATTCGCATACACATCATAGTAGCCGACCTTCCCTCTGATGCCCGCGACCCCATTGCTTGCCTCTATTGGGTCGGCCACCGGCAGAAGAGTTTCCGCACTCAGCCTGACGATGTAGGACTCGAATGTGCTTGGGGAAACACCACTGTTGAGCCACCTCGCCAACAACCACAACTCATTGGTCGGAGAGACATACACGATGTCCTGAACGCCGAAGCTGCTGAATGACGGATGGAACGAGCTAGGATCATAGCTCTGCGAGAGCGAGATCGATCCTGTGGTTGGGTCAGCAATGGCCATGTTGAACGCATCGCTACCGAACCTGCCCAGAATCAGTTGGCCGTCGCTGCGCTGGCGCATGAATTGCCAGCGCCAAGTGTGGCTGGCGTTGCCCAAGTAGTCGATGGGAAGGTCGTCGTAGAACTGACCATCACCATTGACTTCAAACGTCAGACTGGGGATGCGGTTGCCGAAGCGCTCCAGCGGCAGACGCTCAAACACGACGTATGAATAGCCCCGGTAGGCCGGGGTGTCGCCAACGCCAACGGCAGCCTCAATCACAGGATCGGGCTGCTGGTCTTCCGTGCCGGTGTACAGTGTGAACTGCACTTGCTGGTCGATGGCCGGGTTGTCCATGCTGAGTGTGTTGTCGTACAGCAGGATGGTGTCGGCCCAGATGCGCCTGATCCCTCGGATGGGACCACGGCACAGCAACACAGCGAATGAGCAGTAGTAGCTGTAGCTGATCACCTCTTGCGATGGCCCACCCTTGCCGCCAACGTCTTCTGAGTTCTGCACTTCCTCCAGGTCTTCGGCCCAGATCACGTTGCCGGCAACGCGCGTGACGCCATACAGCAACGGCACCTGCTGGCCATATGCGCTGCTCTGCACACGCCGGTCTTCCAGCCGGGGTCCGTACTGCGGATCCAGCGGATCAACAGCCGCACCGACCTGAGCGCCGATGAAGCTGCCGACGAAGGCACCGAATGGCCCACCAATCGAATAGCCGATCACCTGACCGGCAAGGGTGAATACCTCACGTGCCATATCGATTCACTCCAGGCAGCTCGAACAGCGCCACAATGCGCCTGCGCCACACATCATCGAGTCGATGCTCGACGACCTTGCGAGACCAGGCATAGGCATGGATCATCGACAGCCCACCAAACTCGTAGTCACCAATGAAGCCCAAGTGCTGAGGCTCACGGTCAAATCGCATCAGCGCAACCATTCCAGGCTCAAGGCGATGGCCTGTGAGCTCTGCACAGTTCGCGCTCATCACGGTGGCCATGGTGTTGGCGAATGGTCTGCGATCGTAGTCGATGAAGTCAAAGTCTGACAGCTTCAAGTCCTTGGCCACGCGCACCACGAGGCCTGCACAATCAAGCGCATGCTGGTTGCGACCTTGGTGTTGCCAGCGCACGCCCAGATAGCCGCGAGCCTGATCGACCACTTGTTGCGGCTTGGTCATTGGCCGCCGATCTTCAGCACCTTGTCGGTGCCGGGCAGGTCTGGGAAGCCTCGGAAGTTGATCACATTGCCGAACTTGGTGCGGCAAGTGTCGCGGTCCTTCTGGCAGCCAGTCACAGCAAGGAATGTGTCGCCCACCTGGATGTCTTCCTCCATGGGCATCTGCAGCACAACACCACCAAGCGTGTCGCTGGTCTTGACCTCCATCGAGCGACCTGCGTTGGCACCACTGAGCCAGGTGACCTTGCCTGCCTGGAAGTAGTTCAGTGTCGGTGCGCCGGTGGTGCTCGGCGTCAGCTGCACCGTGGTGCTGTTGAGCGTGCTGTCGAACTCTTTGTTCGAGGTGACTGCGCTCACGGTGCCGGTGGCTTGGTATGCGCTCAGGTACACGGCACAGCGATCATCACCAAGCACAGCATTGCAGCCTGGAGTGACGACGATGCCCGTGCTGCGGTTCACCAGATCTGCAAGCCCACGGAGCTCGGCCTTGTACTGGAATCCGTCGTAGCTCACTTCGCCCATCCAGCCACGCAGCATCTTGAGCACACCCATGCTGGTGTCGGCCCAGTTGATGAGCCTGATGCGCACATCAGCGTGGTCCCACACGCCACTGCGCAAGTCGGCCTCGTCCATGTAGGCTGCATTGAACACAGCAGTGAGCTCTGTGTTGCCGACCGCTAGGCCTGCGCCAGCGGCAATGGCCGCAGGGTTGAAGCCATACGCTGCGACGTAGGTCACACCATCGTAAGTGATGTCTTCGTTGTGGCTGGTGAACCCAAACACCTGCGCATCAGTGCGCGTGACGAGCCACAGATGCGCAAGCGATGTGGTGCGCCCAGCGATGTGGGCCTGCATCGATGCGGATGCGCTGATCACTCCGGCTCCTCCTCGATGATGATGGACTCGGTCTGAACCCAGTAGTCACCGCTCTGGTGCTGTCGGTCGATGATGGCCCCAGGCAGGCTGTCGGTGGCGTAGCGGCAAGGCACCACGAAGTCACCAGACCACGTGTAGGTGTCGCCACTCGCATGGCCCGACACGACGACGCGGCCTGTGGTGTAGGTGATGGTTGGGAAGATCTCTGTCGTCACGCCACTGCGCGTGCGGTACACCTTCACTGTGCCCGAGGTCGGACGCGTGATCTTGCGGCTGTACGGGTTGGTGCTCCCGTACACCTTGTGCATCTGATAGGTGCTGCCAGTGACGAGCACCAGCGTGCCCTCAGCAGTGGTCGCGGTATTGTCGAGCTTGTCCTTGAATGGGAAGGTGTGCGCTTGGCCGCGCATCTGATGGAAGTGATCGACCACAGCTTCGTAGTCTGCTGCGGTGCGCACAGCCATCGAGATGTCCCACGAGTGGTAGGCAGAGCTGCGATTGATGTTGCGGTTGGTGTAGCCACCGAAGGTCTTGTTGACGAACGTGGCCCAGTCGCTCTGGCGCAGTGCGCCCATGGCGATGCGCTTCGGGAACTCGATGTCTTGGTAGGCCATCACTGGTTCCTTGTACTTGCCGCGCGCAGCCTGCGGGCCACCAGCAGCCCTGCCTGGTTGGCTGTCGCGGCACTGGTGTTCGCCGGCATGTTGACGTTGATGGTGGCGTTGAGCACCTGGCCGTTGGAGCGCGCAGGCTGCGGGTTCGGGTCGATGTTGCCGCGCTGGTTGCCCATGAGCAGGTACGACTCGCCGTTCACGTTGAGCATCTCAGGCCGGTTCTCTGCAACACGGTAGAGCCCACCGGCAGCCACAGGCCCACCGAGGGCCTTCCCTCCCCCAAAACTCGGCCCTAAGAACGATCCAATGGCGTTCGTGAGGAAGCCTGCAAGGGGTTTCGTGACCAGTTGCTGGGTGGTGATGCGCAGGATGTCTTGAGCGATGCCGCCGAGCAGGTCGCGCAGCGAGCCGCCATTGACGATGGCGTTCTCGAACGAGCGTGCGATCGAGTCGCCCATCTCCTTGGCCACCTCTTTGACTCTCGTGAGCAGAGGATCGACCTCTGCCGTGGCCTTGCGGAACCCAAGCGCCAGCGCATCAGCAAACTGCTGGGCCTCGGGTGTGCCCAGCGCGAGCGCGAGCTCTTGAGCCTTTTGAACCATCAGCGCCATCTGCTCAAGTGCGGCCTGACGAGACTGGCGAACAGCACCCATGGTCTCGAGCTCTGTGGCCCCAGACTCTTGGGCGGTGAGCAGAATGTTCTCTTCGGCGATGCGCTGTTGGTCGAGCAGCCTGTTGTAGTCTTGCTGAAGATTGCGCAGCTCGTTGGTCTGTGTGAGCAACTGCCCAAAACGATCTGCTTCGGCAGGGTCGCGGCCAGCTTGAGTGAGCAGCTTGCGCGCAGCCTCAACTTGGCGCTCGATGGCCAGCTGGGCCGCGCCTGCTTCATCGCCACTGAGCTGGCGGATGGTGATCTGCAGGTCCTTGTAGCGCGCATCGAGGTCGGCGATTGCCTTGGCTTCAGCTTGCGCATCGAGCACACCTTGCTGCGCTGCCTTGGTCACAGCCTGTTGGCGCTTGCCGACAGCCTCTGCGATCTTGGCATCAGCGTCAGCACGCTCTGTGGGCTTGGTCAGCTTGCGACGGTATGCTTCGAGTGCGGCGATCTCTTGATCAAGTGCCTGAACTGTCGTGCGCAGTGCTTCTTGCCGCAGCCCTGCCTGGATGGCGAACTGCTCACGCAGCGACTGTGTGCCGTCCTCATACGCACCACGAGCGAACTGATTGGCGAATGCGATGGCATCACGCTGTTCAGTTGCGAAGTCTCGGATGCCCTTGATCTGCGCATCGAGTGCCTTGCGCGCAAGCTGCTCAGCATCGCTGATTGCGCTTGCGCCGGGAAGGCGTGGTGCGTTCGGCCGGTTGCGATTGCCAGCAGCCGTTGGTGCAGGAGCTTCCCTCGGGGCACGACTGAGAATGGCTGCACTGGCGGCATCGACCTCCTTGCGAGCACGCGCAGCATCTTCCTTGACTGCTTCGCTGATGGCCCTGAACTGTCGCCAGTTCTGTTTGGCCTTCTCGATGATCTGCGTTGGTGGCGTTGTGAGCACATCACCGACCAAGCTCAACTGCGCGAGGATGGCGCCGATCTCTCGGCCCGTTGCCTCAAGCACGAACTTGACGTTGATGCCCAGCACAGCCAGGGTCTCGAACACCGTGCGCAGTCCGCCGAGTGCGGTCTCAGCAGCACCACTGCTCTTGCTTGTGTTGAGCAGCTCATCAGCAAGCACCTGAAGCGTCGGCAGCAGAGCTTCCGCAATGCGCAGGCCAACGCCGCGAGCACCAGCTCCGATCTTGGTCAGTGTGTCATTGAACTCCTCGGCCGCAGCTGCCGTCGGACCAGACACGATCAAGCCCAAACGCTCGGCCTCTTCGCGTGCCTTGGCAAAGCCCTCTGCGCCTTGGTTGAGCAGCGGGATCAGAGCAGCACCGGACTTGCCGAAGATCGCCTGAGCAAGCACGACCTTCTCGACACCATCAGCATAGCCGGAGAAGCGCTCTGCGATGTCGAGCAGAACAGAATCAGCACCGCGCAGGTTGCCGCTGCTGTCGCGCACCGAGATGCCCAGAGCCTTGAAGGCCTCGGCCTGATCGCCGACTCCGGTGGATGCTTCGTTGATGGACTTGGACAGCTTGCCCATCGCAGAGGCAAGGTCTTGAGTGTTGACGTCACTCAGCTCTGCAGCGAACGCAAGAGCACTCAGGTCCTCGGTGGCGATGCCTGTGCTCTGTGAGAGCTTGTTCAGCTGATCTGCGCTGTCGATGGCGCTCTTGGTGAGCGCAACGATGGCTGTGGCTGCGGTGGCCGCGCCTGCGGCCACGAGGATGCCAGCTTCCTTGGCGACACCGACGAGGCTGTCACGCCACTTCTTGGCTTCAAACTCAGACTTGGTCAGGCCGGCAGTGAATTGCGCAGCATCGAGTCCGAGCGTTACGACCAGAGAACCGAGTGCGCCTGCTGCCATTGCTTAGTCCCCATTGATGGGCTTGAAGCCAAAGAACGCAGCCGCCTCTTCTACGCTCGCTTCACCGTCGTCTTGATCAGTGGCGGGTTGTGGATCGAACATGAAGTCGGCCAGCTTCGCATTCGCCATCCGACCCGCATGAACGGCCACCATCATCGCGATCTGAGCCAGATACAGCTCCAATCGCCGTTGTGGCAGCATGCGCTTCTGAGCATACAACTGCCAATCGAAGAACTCCGACTCGGACATCGATCGCGCCAGAGTGTCTGCACTGGTGCCGAGCTGTGCAGCCAGCTCCAGCGCAAACTCTCGGCGCGACGTCAGTTTCCCCCATCATTGCCTTCGCTCTTGGCTGCTGCGATGATCTTGTTGAGCATGGCCCACGGCTGCTTCGCAACCAGCTCGACGTCCTCTGCGTTGGTCGCATCGAAGATCCGATTGCCGTCCTTGTCGCAGATGACACGACAAGCCCCACGGGCGAACTGCTTGTCGTCTTCGGGCTCGTTCTGCTGCCGCGCGGCATCCACCTCGGCCACAGTGGGTGGGCGAACATGCACCACGCCCCAGCCATCGATCGTGACTGACTTGGGTGGTGCTGATGCGGTTGCCCGCATCGCCGCGATCAGATCATCTCGGTTCATCGATCACCTCATCAGGCAGCAGCGAAGTCGAAGCGACGACCCGTGCACCGCAGCGTCATGCTGCCGGTCCACAGAGCACCCGTCGATGCGGTCTCGCTGGTCTGCTGGACATAGCCCAACTGAACCATGATGCCGCCACTCTTCGGCAGCGTGACCTTGACGGCCACGACGTCGCCGGAGATGTAGGCGTCCTGCATGGCGTCCTGCACGCTGGTCTGCGGAGCGAAGTTGTAGTCCAGCTGAACAGTGCCGAAGTCCGGCAGGCCCAGCTCGAACTCTTGCGCCGTCGAGCATCT